AGCGGTGTACCGTGCTCAGCAGGCCGTGGCGGCAGCCCGCGGGACGGAGATGCAGATTGCTGCAGAGGCCCGTCTGGCGGCCACACAGGAACGCCTGAACAGAAATATTGCTGCCAGAAGCGCCGCCCAGAATGCGCTGAACAGTACAACGGCGGTGGGCTCACGTCTGATGAGCGGTGCGCTGGGGCTGGTTGGTGGCGTACCCGGACTGGTGATGCTGGGGGCTGCAGCATGGTACACGCTGTACCAGAATCAGGAGCAGGCCAGGGAGTCTGCGCGCCAGTATGCACTGACGATAGATGAAATCGCGCATAAAACGCCGTCAATGTCTTTGCCTGAAGCCTCAGATAATGAAGGACGAACACGGGCGGCGCTGACAGAGCAGAACCGGCTGATTGATGAACAGGCCAGTCGGGTGAAATCCCTGCAGGAAAAAATCGCAGGATATCAGTATGTTCTGGCGAACCCGGGCTGGACGACCGGTGACGGATTCATGATAAACCATCTGACATCGGTGAAGACCGTAACGGAAGGGCTTGCTCAGGCAACAGAGCAGCTTGCCGTTGAGCAGTCCCGTCTGGCACAGATGCAGGAAAAAGCGCAGTCCATTCAGGATGTGCTTGCCGGGCTGGAAGACCGTCGTGTGGCGTTAATTCGTCAGCAGGCGGCAGAGCAGAATAAGGTGTACCAGTCCATGCTGGTTATGAACGGTCAGTATACGGAATTCAACCGTCTGCTGGGGCTGGGGAATGAACTGCTTCAGCAGCGGCAGGGACTGGTGAATGTGCCGTTACGGCTGCCACAGGCCACTCTGGATGATAAACAGCAGAGTGCCCTGACAAAAACAGAGCGTGAGCTGGCCCTGTCCAGACTGAAAGGGGAAGAAAAAGAGCGCGTCCGACTGGGGTATGCGGCGGATGACCTCGGTTTTGTGGGGGATCCGTATCAGGAGGCGAGACAACGTTATATCAGTAATGCCCTGGAAGCCTGGCGCAATAACGAGGTGAATAAACCCAAATCCCGGGGTGGAAAATCAGAGACGGAAAAAGCGGAAGACAGTTTTTCCCGGCTGCTGAAGCAGCAGAAAGAGCAACTGGCACTGGCCGGTCAGAACACGGAGCTGGCGAAGCTGAAGTACCAGACAGCGCTGGGTGAACTGAAAACCCTGTCGGAGATACAGAAGCAGGAACTGCTGCGCAATGCGGCCCTGATTGACCAGCAAAAAATCCGGGAGCAGTTGCGGTACCGGGAAGAGACCCTGAAGAATGATAATGTGGCTGCGCGTGCATCAAATGAATCTGAACTGCTGGGGTACGGGCAGGGGGAACGAGCCAGGGAACGCATGCGGGAGTTGCAGCAGATCCGCGACAGCTTCCGCCAGAAGGATGCGGACCTTCAGTCTCAGTATCAGACCGGGGATATCAGTGAGGATTTTTACAGACAGGCGCTGGCACAGAACGCGCAGTATCTGAGCGAACGCCTTAAGGACCAGGCAGTCTTTTATGCCGAATCGGATGTGCAGCGTGCGGACTGGCAGAAAGGGCTGCAGGAGGGATTCAGTAACTGGGTGGATAATGCGTCCGATTACGCCTCACAGGCAGCACAGCTGGCGACGGAGGGTATCTCAGGGATGGTGAATAACATCACGGAGATGCTGAACGGAAATAAAGTGGAATGGCGCAGCTGGGCCTCATCCGTACTGCAGGAAATATCAAAAGTTCTTATGAATGCCGCGATTGTCAACGGAATTAAGACGGCGGCAAACGGTATGTCCGGTGCGGGAGGATTTCTCGGCAGCATTGGTGACTGGCTGGGCGGAGCGGTGGCCAATGCAAAAGGCGGCGTGTATACCTCGGCAAACCTGAGCGCGTACAGCAACAGCATTGTGGACACGCCCACGTACTTTGCGTTTGCAAAAGGGGCCGGGCTGATGGGGGAAGCCGGACCTGAAGCTATTATGCCCCTGACCCGGGCGGCGGATGGCTCGCTGGGCGTACGCGCCGTGGGCAGTATGAACGGCAGTGCTGGTCTGGTGTATTCCCCGGTCTACCACATTGCCATTCAGAATGACGGGGCTAACGGACAGATAGGGCCGGAGGCGGCAGGCAGTCTTGTGCAGCTGATTGACCAGCGGGTGCAGGCGGTGATGCTGTCCATGCGACGTGACGGAGGAATGCTGAGTGGCTGAGATAAAAACGCTGCATCTGGTCCCGCGTGAAGGGATGCAGGTGAGTGAGAAGCCGTCGGTGGTGAGGGTGCGGTTTGGTGACGGTTATGAACAGCGCCGCCCCACAGGGCTGAATCCTCAACTGAAGACGTTTCAGGCGGTGTTCCGGGTGACGGATGAGTCAACCCGGCGCTGGCTGGATGAATTTTTATCCTGGCATGGTGGTTACCGTGCCTTTTTGTGGCGACCGCCGAAACATAACCGGACGGTGAGGGTTGTGTGCCGTGAGTGGAGTGTCACGGATAATGCCCGGTACAGTGATTTCAGCTGTACGATAGAGCAGGTGGTGAACTGATGCAGAATATTCATGAAGAAAGCCTGAACGAGTCGGTTAAGTCAGAGCAGTCACCGCGGGTGGTGCTCTGGGAAATCGACCTGACGGTGCAGGGCGGTGAGCGGTATTTTTTCTGTAATGAGCTGAATGAAAAAGGGGAGGCGGTCACCTGGCAGGGGCGGCAATATCAGGTATACCCGATTGACGGCAGTGGCTTTGAGATGAACGGGAAGGGCAGCAGTGCCCGCCCGTCGCTGACGGTGTCCAATCTGTTCGGTCTTGTCACCGGGATGGCGGAGGATTTGCAGAGCCTGGTGGGTGCCACGGTGGTCCGCCGCCGGGTGTATGCCCGTTTTCTGGATGCGGTGAATTTTGTGGCGGGCAATCCGGAAGCGGACCCGGAGCAGGAGCTGAGAGACCGCTGGGTGGTGGAGCAGATGTCAGAGCTGACGGCCATGACAGCCTCGTTTGTGCTGGCAACACCGACGGAGACGGACGGAGCGCTGTTTCCCGGTCGCATTATGCTGGCGAATACCTGTATGTGGACCTACCGCTCTGATGAGTGTGGTTACACGGGCGGGGCAGTGGCGGATGAGTTCGACAACCCCACCACGGATATCCGTAAGGACAGATGCAGCAAGTGCATGCGCGGGTGTGAGATGCGCAGCATGGTGGCTAATTTTGGCGGTTTCCTTTCCATTAATAAACTTTCGCAGTAAATCCCGGTTTATGACACAGACTGAATCAGCGATTCTGGCGCATGCCCGGCGGTGTGCGCCTGCGGAGTCGTGCGGCTTCGTGATAAGCACGCCGGAGGGGGAGTGGTATATCCCTTGTGTGAATATTTCTGCAGAGCCGGAGGCGTATTTTCGTATCGCACCGGAAGACTGGCTGCGGGCAGAGATGCAGGGGGAGATTGTGGCACTGGTCCACAGTCATCCCGGTGGGCTGCCCTGGCTGAGCGAGGCTGACCGGCGGCTGCAGATAAAAAGCGCACTGCCCTGGTGGCTGGTCTGCCGGGGTGACATTCACAAATTCCGCTGTGTGCCACATCTGACAGGACGGCGCTTTGAGCACGGGGTGACGGACTGTTACACGCTGTTCCGGGATGCTTATCATCTGGCGGGGACTGATATGCCGGATTTTGAGCGTGAGGATGACTGGTGGCGCAATGGTCAGAACCTGTACCTGGACAATATGGAGGCGACTGGTTTTTACAGGATTTCCCTGCCTTCCGCACAGCCTGGCGATATCCTGCTGTGCTGCTTTGGCGCATCGGTGGCCAATCATGCCGCCATATACTGCGGCAACGGTGAACTGCTTCACCATCTGCCTGAACAACTGAGTAAACGGGAGAGGTATTCCGAAAAATGGCAACGACGAACGCATTCAGCCTGGCGTCACCGCCACTGGCACGTATCTGCCTTCACGGGGATTTACAACGATTTGGCCGCCGCCTCAGCCTGTATGTGAACACGGCAGCGGAAGCCATCCGGGCGCTGTCGTTACAGGTGCCGGGCTTTCGCCGTCAGATGAACGAAGGCTGGTACCAGATACGTATTGCCGGTTATGACACGGCACCGGAGGCGGTGTACGCCCGTCTTCACGAACAGCTGGGTGAGGGAACGGTCATCCATATTGTGCCGCGACTGGCCGGGGCCGGAAAGGGTGGACTGCAGATTGTGCTGGGGGCGGCAGCCATCGTGGGCTCTTTCTTCACTGCCGGGGCATCAATGGCGTTATGGGGTTCAGCCCTGGCAGCCGGTGGTTTTTCTGCCACCACGATGCTGTTTTCACTTGGAGCCAGCATGATTCTGGGCGGTGTGGCCCAGATGCTGGCCCCGAAGGCAAAAACACCGGATTACCGCGCAACGGATAACGGCAGACAGAACACGTACTTTTCCTCGCTGGATAACATGATTGCCCAGGGGAACCCGATGCCGGTGCCTTACGGGGAAATGCTGGTTGGCTCCCGCCGTATATCCCAGGACATCAGCACCCGTGATGAAGGCGGGGGCGGAACGGTCGTGGTTGTCGGGCGACAGGGATAAAACATAAAAAAATCCCGCAGTGATCGCGGAGCTGCGGGGACAGACAAATGAAGATCAATGTTAAGGAGTTGTTTTTGTTACTCGGGCAAAAAAACACTAACGCAGCGAAATTATAAGCGCCACAGTCAGTGTGTGAAAATGTGAAGATATTCAGAATTTTTATGCCATTACCGGTTTTAACCAACAGGATTATCGGTGGGCATGAAAGAAAACCCCGGTATCTGCTGATACCGGGGTTTCTCTTTAGCATGGCAGAAATGTGTTTCATGCTTTTCGGGCGAAGGATATCCGACTTCTGTACGGAATGGCAAGTGGCGGTTAATTTATTCAGGGGAAGGCTGTATGGGAAAAGGTGGCGGTAAGGCACACACGCCTCGTGAGGCGAAGGATAATCTCAAATCCACGCAGATGATGAGTGTGATTGATGCGATTGGTGAGGGACCGATAGAAGGTCCGGTGAAGGGACTGCAGAGTATTCTGGTGAACAAAACCCCACTGACGGACACGGACGGCAATCCCGTGATACACGGTGTGACCGCGGTCTGGCGTGCCGGGGAGCAGGAGCAGACACCACCGGAAGGCTTTGAGTCCTCCGGAGCTGAAACCGGACTGGGCGTGGAAGTGACGAAGGCAAAACCGGTGACGCGCACCATTACGTCCGCGAACATTGACCGCCTGCGGGTCACCTTCGGGGTGCAGTCACTGTTGGAGACCACCTCAAAGGGCGACCGTAATCACTCTTCTGTCCGACTGCTGATTCAGTTGCAGCGTAACGGTAACTGGGTGACGGAAAAGGATGTCACCATTAACGGCAAGACCACCTCGCAGTTTCTGGCGTCGGTGATTCTGGATAATCTGCCTGAGCGGCCCTTTAACATCCGGATGGTCCGGGAGACAGCGGACAGCACCTCGGACCAGCTGCAGAATAAGACGCTCTGGTCGTCATACACCGAAATCATCGATGTGAAACAGTGCTACCCGAACACGGCGATTGTGGGGCTGCAGGTGGATGCGGAGCAGTTTGGCGGTCAGCAGATGACGGTGAACTACCATATCCGCGGTCGCATCATCCAGGTACCGTCAAACTATGACCCGGAAAAACGCACGTACAGCGGCATCTGGGACGGCAGCCTGAAACCGGCATACAGCAACAACCCTGCCTGGTGCCTGTGGGACATGCTGACCCACCCGCGCTACGGAATGGGAAAACGCCTGGGGGCGGCGGATGTGGACAAGTGGGCGCTGTATGCCATTGCGCAGTACTGCGACCAGACGGTCCCGGATGGTTTCGGGGGCACAGAGCCGCGGATGACTTTCAATGCGTACCTGTCACAACAGCGTAAGGCGTGGGACGTTCTCAGTGATTTCTGCTCGGCGATGCGCTGTATGCCGGTATGGAACGGGCAGACGCTGACGTTTGTGCAGGACCGTCCGTCAGATGTGGTGTGGCCCTACACCAGCAGTGATGTGGTGGTGGATGATAACGGCGTGGGGTTTCGCTACAGCTTCAGCGCCCTGAAGGACCGCCACACGGCGGTGGAGGTGAATTACACCGACCCGCAGAACGGCTGGCAGACCTCCACGGAACTGGTGGAAGACCCGGAAGCCATACTGCGCTACGGACGCAACCTGCTGAAGATGGATGCGTTCGGCTGCACCAGTCGCGGTCAGGCCCACCGTGCCGGGCTGTGGGTGATAAAGACCGGACTGCTGGAAACGCAGACGGTGGATTTCACGCTCGGGTCACAGGGGCTGCGTCACACACCCGGTGACATTATTGAAATCTGTGATAACGACTATGCCGGGACCATGACCGGCGGACGTATCCTGTCCATCGATGCCGCCAGCCGCACCCTGACACTGGACCGTGAGGTGACCCTGCCGGAGACCGGTGCCGCCACGGTGAACCTGATTAACGGCAGCGGTAAGCCGGTGAGCGTGGCCATCACTGCACACCCCGCGCCGGACCGGATACAGGTCAGCACCCTGCCGGATGGCGTGGAGACATACGGTGTGTGGGGGCTCTCCCTGCCGTCACTGCGCCGTCGCCTGTTCCGCTGTGTCTCCGTCCGGGAAAACACGGACGGCACCTTTGCCATCACGGCGGTGCAGCACGTACCGGAAAAAGAAGCCATCGTGGATAACGGTGCCCGCTTTGAGCCGCAGTCAGGCACCCTGAACAGCGTCATCCCTCCGGCAGTGCAGCACCTGACGGTGGAGGTGAGCGCAGCTGACGGTCAGTATCTGGCGCAGGCGAAATGGGACACGCCGAAGGTGGTGAAGGGCGTGAGCTTTATGCTTCGCCTGACCGTGGCCGCGGATGACGGCAGTGAGCGGCTGGTCAGCACGGCCCGGACGACGGAAACCACATACCGCTTCACGCAACTGGCGCCGGGGAACTACAGGCTGACAGTCCGGGCGGTAAATGCGTGGGGGCAGCAGGGCGATCCGGCGTCGGTATCGTTCCGGATTGCCGCACCGGCAGCGCCGTCACAGATTGAGCTGACACCGGGCTATTTTCAGATAACAGCGGTCCCGCGTCTTGCGGTGTATGACCCGACGGTACAGTTTGAGTTCTGGTTTTCGGAAACGCGGATTACCGATATCAGGCAGGTTGAAACCACAGCCCGCTACCTTGGCACGGGGCTGTACTGGATAGCCGCCAGTATCAATATCAAACCGGGCCATGATTATTACTTTTATATCCGCAGTGTGAACACCGTTGGCAAATCGGCATTTGTGGAGGCTGTTGGCCAGCCGAGTGATGATGCATCCGGCTATCTGGATTTTTTCAAAGGAGAGATAGGGAAAACCCATCTGGCTCAGGAGTTGTGGACTCAGATTGATAACGGTCAGCTTGCGCCTGACCTGGCGGAAATCAGAACGTCCATCACGGATGTCAGTAATGAAATCACGCAGACCGTCAATAAGAAACTGGAAGACCAGAGTGCAGCGATCCAGCAGATACAGAAGGTTCAGGTTGATACAAATAATAACCTGAACAGCATGTGGGCAGTGAAGCTGCAGCAGATGCAGGACGGACGCCTTTATATTGCGGGTATCGGTGCCGGTATTGAGAACACCTCTGACGGCATGCAGAGTCAGGTGCTGCTGGCGGCAGACAGGATTGCGATGATTAATCCTGCGAATGGCAACACAAAGCCGATGTTTGTTGGTCAGGGCGATCAGATATTCATGAATGAAGTGTTCCTGAAATATCTGACGGCTCCCACCATTACCAGTGGCGGCAATCCTCCGGCATTTTCCCTGACATCAGACGGAAAGCTGACCGCTAAAAATGCGGATATCAGTGGCAGTGTGAATGCGAACTCCGGGACGCTCAACAACGTCACGATTAACGAGAACTGTCGGGTTCTGGGAAAACTGTCCGCGAACCAGATTGAAGGCGATCTCGTTAAAACAGTGGGCAAAGCTTTCCCCCGGGACTCCCGTGCACCGGAACGGTGGCCATCAGGGACCATTACCGTCAGGGTTTATGACGATCAGCCGTTTGACCGGCAGATTGTTATTCCGGCGGTGGCATTCAGCGGCGCTAAACATGAGAGAGAGAGCATACTGATATTTACTCCTCATGCCGTCTGATAGTGCGGAAAAACGGTGCTGAAATTTATAACCGTACCGCGCTGGATAATACGCTGATTTACAGTGGCGTTATTGATATGCCTGCCGGTCACGGTCACATGACGCTGGAGTTTTCGGTGTCAGCATGGCTGGTGAATAACTGGTATCCCACAGCAAGTATCAGCGATTTGCTGGTTGTGGTGATGAAGAAAGCCACCGCAGGCATCAGTATCAGCTGAATTTTATAACCCATATACGGGCGCCAGAAATGGCGCCTTTTTTATTGCAGAAAAGCGAGAGGTAATTATGCGTAAACTTTATGCCGCCATTTTGTCCGCAGCCATCTGTCTGGCCGTATCCGGCGCGCCTGCATGGGCGTCTGAGCAGCAGGCCACGCTGAGCGCGGGGTATCTTCATGCCCGGACGAGCGCTCCCGGTAGCGATAATCTTAACGGGATTAACGTGAAATACCGTTATGAATTTACGGACACGCTGGGGCTGGTGACGTCATTCAGCTATGCAGGAGACAAGAATCGCCAGCTTACCCGTTACAGCGATACCCGCTGGCATGAAGATTCCGTGCGTAACCGCTGGTTCAGCGTAATGGCGGGGCCGTCTGTGCGCGTGAATGAATGGTTCAGCGCGTATGCGATGGCGGGTGTGGCTTACAGCCGTGTG